ATTTTACATATAATATTTTTTTGCAAAAAAAAGAGACAAAAACTAAAAAAAAGTCTTTGCCTCTCGAAAAATTATAGTTTTTCTTCCCAATTAATTTTTGGAATTGTAACCTTACAAGTAAAAGTGGGTTTTCTCTCAATTAGTCTTGTATAATTTTCTAATGATACTATAGGCTCATCTTTACTTAAAGAAATTAGGAATGCCTTTAAGGCTTTCCCTTGCTCTTCTGATAATAGCAGGGGAGAAAAAGTATTATCTTCTTCCTTCTTACACAGAATGAGAGAGCCTTCTTTTAATTCGCTTAATTTTGTAATCATTTTATCTATCTTTATTTTCTTTGAATATTTTTATCAGTTCTTCTACACACGCCTCACGAGCTTCTTCGTAAGTATCGCGATTACCGCACCCTTTATCCCAGTTGCAATTGTCTATGATGTGGAAAGAGTAGGTAACAGGACATATAAGGTAGCGAATAGAGCAATGCAATCCACGTTCTCTGAACCAAGCAAAAACTTGTTCCCAAGTGGGGAGTGAGCAAGCGTAAGAATAGTGTTTCCCTACTTCAAGGATGTCTTTTCCCATTTCAGAATTTGTTCTTTGACTACATTCTGAGAGTTCTGCATAATAGTAGCAATAATCATCACCCTCAAATGATATGAATATCATTTCTTCGTCAAAAACTTCGTGGTAAGTAACCAAACAAGGTTCATCAAATCCTATTTCTTTGAGTTCTTTGGCAATGTCGAGGGGGACAAGCCAAGTGGGGTAATTCAATTTATTATTCATATCTTTATCCTTTAAACAGGTACATTGACCAACTTATGGCAACCTCTTCATTGCGATTGTCCAATTCTTTGAGCAAACTATCTATTTCTTTATCCTCACTAAGTTCAGGAGGAATTTGTAAATAGAGTTTTTTCATTATTTCATTATGAAATTCTGTGTGTTTCTCAATCTCTGAGAGGTGTGTTTTCGCCTCTTTCAGATAACTTAATAATTCTTGTTTATTCATCTTGTTCATCTTTGATAAATTTTCCGTTAATAATTCTTCCTTTTCTGTCTTTGATTTCTTTGTAAGCGAGGTTCAGGCAGGCTTCTAAGGTTGTGCCTTCTAATTCAGCAATGTTATTGAGACACTTAACAATGTAGAGTATATGCGTATAGCAATTCCCAGTATAATTGTGCTTTGACATACGATATTCACTATTGAGTAATTCAATAAGTAGCTTATTCGCTGATAATGCTAAACTCACACAATCCTCATATATATTATGTTTTAGCGATAACGAACTAATAAAGATAGTGTTAAAATTTTCTTTCCTAAAATAGCAGTAGTTAATCAATGTTACGAGTGTATCGCCTATGGCATCGCGTATGCCTATGCGGTCGTTATCATAACACGCTTTGATGAGTTCACCGACCTCCTCGTGGGTTTTGAGGAGTTGGTCAAATGGGTTGCTTTGCTCAAATATTCCCCTATCTTTTGCCCACTGATGAATAAGGGGCACGAGTTCTTGGATTGTTTTCATTTTCTTTGTGTTTTTTTTAGTTATTAATTCCTCTCTCTTTCCCATACAATACGAGCGGTAATTGATGTTGGACTCTTTCATTAGTACATAGTCGTACCATTGCAGTATCTTGCCCTTCGGCTTGTCGTTCTTCATATCAAAGTATATATCCTCAATATTGAAAAAATAGTCCGATAGACATATAATACCTATGCCTACATCGTAATTATCGAATTCAAATTGCAGGTCTTGCTTGTCGCAAAATTCCTTGATGAGGTTACGTGCAGCGTACTCGAATAATTCTACTGTTTCTCGTTCTTTTGATAATTGTTTTTTCATTGTTTTGTAAATTTTAATCGTTTTGCTATCAATTCTACTATGTCCACTGTTACGGCATTACCAATAAGCTTGTAGCGTTGTGTTTTGGCTATTGGTTTTATTATGCCGTTGTAGTCGCCGTATTGTGTCCAATTGTCAGGAAATCCTTGCAGGCGTTCGCATTCTATTTCGGTAAGTCTTCTAATGCCTCCCAGTAGGTTATTTTCTTGAAAGGAGTTGCTCGATATTGTAGGGCAGACTTTAAGGTCTGCACCTTTGTTTTTTCCTCGTGAACGTTGCTTTATAATAAAGTCAGAATTGTGTCTTGTTAGAGCGGGACTTATTCCTTTTTCGTCAAAAACTCTATTTTGCTGATAGGGTTGCCTGCCGTTGGATTCCTTAGATGGATTAAGTTGTATTACGGGCATACCACTGCCATCTTCCCTTGCTCTTGCGGGGATAGTAGGTGCAATATTGCTTTTCACTTCACGAAATCCCTTGCCGTCGTTGTGAGTGCGGTAAGTACCTACTTGTATTACCGTCATATCAGAGTGCAAGCCTCCTAACCTTCCGCTTTTTTTTGTAAAAGCGAAATCATCTTCTCGGATAGGAAATACTCCGCACTCACTTCGTCCTGCAAGATGTCCGATAAGGTATATCCGCTCTCGATTTTGGGGTAAAAGCCAGCTTGTATTAAGCAGTTGCCATTCAATTCGATAACCCCCAATGTTGGCAAAGGCTTGGAGAATTGCCCAAAAGTCTGCGCCAGCGTTTGAGGAGAACGCTCCCTTAACATTTTCCCAGATAAATACACTTGGTCGGATGTCAGCAATGAGGGCAATTGCGTACTCGATAAGGCTACTTTTTGCGCCTGCGAGTCCGGCACGCTTTCCAGCAAGGCTGAAATCTTGGCAAGGCGAACCGAAAGTGATAATGTCAATTCCTGTAAAGTTTCCTCCGTGAATAGAGGTAATATCTCCGATGTATTTTGCATTTGGAAAATTGTTTTTATAATTAGCAATTGCGTGTTTGTCAATTTCTGAAAAATAGTGTTCGGTAAATTGGTAGCCTGCTCTCTGAAAACCGAGCGAAAAGCCCCCTATACCGCTGAATAGGTCTATAAGTTTCATAATGAATTCACTTTAATAATCGTTTTTCTATTTCATTTTTTTTTCGGTTAAAATCCTTGCGAATGGTCTCGTAAGATAGTTCACTTTCAGTAATATTGTAGGCTTGCAATGAGTTGAGTATACTGGTGCGGTAGGGTATACAGTAGTAATAGTTGTTCAGCACGGCGTTGCGAAATAGTTCTTTCCGAAAATGACTGTCGACAAACTTCACTATAAGGGCATTCTTCTCGGTCGGTATTATACAACCTCGCTTCTCGTAACAACTCATACTAATGCTAAGCTGATAAGGGTGTAGTGTATCCTTGCGTTCCCTGTATTGGTATTCTGATACGTTTGTTTTACGCTGCAAAATGTTGAGGATATAAATACCCATTTCGTCGTCCGATTTAGGTGCGTAAGGCTCGCTGTAAAGCGTGCGCATATACTTAATAAGGTAAATAGGTAGTTGTAAGGTAATGTTAATCATATTTATTTGTCATTTTGTGAATTTGTCAATTGGTACATTTCGTCATTGTAATAGTATTCAATAGCAGTATTGCGCTCTACAAAGTCGTCTAAATTGTTGATATCCTTCGGAAATACTGTATACAAATAGGGTATAAAGTCTTTTAAAGAAACCTCTTTGCTATTATCTGTTACCTGTATATTACATAACCCTACCAAATACTGATGCCAGTAGAGCGCTGCTATATAGACATTACTCTTCTTGAAATGGGTAATGATAGGCTCTACACACAGCAGGGGCTTGCTGATGAAGTTCTTTTTGCGCTTCTTGCCGTCGTTAGTTATGGGCAATTCTTCATTGTGCAAAAATTTGCCCCAGCCATCGTTGGCATAGGTAACAGAAGGATTGAAACACTTGTACAATGGTAATTCATTTTTGTTTTCGGGGAATATACTATATAGGTGTTTGAGATATTCCGAGAGGTCAAGCGGACTGTTGGCGTATAGCAATCCACCTATCAAGGTACTTTGATTGTAAAGCGCCATCACCACATCGTTTTGTTTGTGAAGATAGACAGATTCTACCTTCGTATTCATTAATGCTTTAAAAAAGTAATCCATTTTGTGTATTAGAAATTAAGTGTTAGAATTTAGTGAAATGAAAACACAGTATAATCAATATTTATATAGAATATATTTCCAATAGCTTTTGTTTATTAAAGATGTGTTTTTTGAAAAAAAAGTATTTTTCTACAAAAAAGGGGCATTTTTTTTTCCTACATTTCCTACAAATCCTACAAAGGGGTTAAAATGCTATTTTTCAACTCTTTATATTTTGTAGTAATCATTTTTTTTGTAGGAACTCGTAGGATTTTGTAGGAAAGTGAAAAAACTTTCCTACACTTTCCTACATTTCCTACGTACTTTCCTACGTGATTTTACACCTTAATATACTGATTTAAAGATAAATATACCTTTGTAGGAAATGTAGGAAAAATTTTCAGGGGTTTTTAGCTACAAATCATATTTTTCAAAAAAAAATTAATAAGGTAAGTCATTCTCGTTTATTAATGCCTCAGGAACATCTTTGTCAGCTAATGGTGCAGGAACAAAATTGCTATTTTTACCTGTTTGCATACGTTGTAATTCTATTTCAGCCATTAGTTCTTGTTTGATGTTTATCTTATTCAGGTCTAAAATGAATGCACTGGTAGGACTATTGAGTTCCATATTGATACGGATACTTTTTGCCTCATCTCTATAAGCATCACACTCTTTAATTAGTTTTCTCATTTCTGCTTTTGAAGGCGATGCTTCACGGTACTGTACAAACCATTGTCGCTGAATGATACTGAATACAGTTGTAAAGTTGAATTTCAATAATCCTCCTTCTTCGCGTACATTGATATCTACTCTTAGTTTCTCTCCTTGTGTTAAGCGCATACAGGATAGAAAACAATCCCAAAACTTATTGATAGGAGAATCGGTATCGAGTTTACGTTTTTGATTTTCTACAATCTTTTCGAAGTGATCTATCATATCTGCTTTTCCAAAGGGAAAGAATTGTTGAGCCTCGAATATATTATATATGGTGTGCAACACCGACAAATTGTCAATAATACGTGTAGGCACATTCTGCAACTTCTCAATTTTTCCCAAGGCAATTTTATTTACTCGGTAAGTGTCAAGGAAGCGTTCTTCAAAGAGTTGTCGCTGATTGATGAAAGTGTCGGATATACCCGAAATACCTTTGCGAACAATATCTTTTAGTTTATCGTATTCTTTTTTCTCTTCCTCGCTGAACTCTCTACTTTCCATTTCCTCCCAAATAAGTCGAGAGATAAGAGCTTCAGCACTGGGGTAATCGTTACCGGTGAGTATGGTAGAGCTGATGATAGGCACTTCGTCTACGGCAACTTTGCTTTCGATGGACCCGCGCTTATACCCGCGTCTATCCCATAATCCCTTTATGATACCGTCCACCTGAGGGTTGCCACGTTTGTATTCCGAAAGTTGCGAAATGCCATTGCTGAACTGAGCAAACTCTCGTATCTGTGCTTTTATAGTGGAAGCTGCTCCTTCCAACTGTATGGCAGTTTGAGGCACTCCCGTAAACGATTGTATAGCTTCGCAAATGTTATCTTTACCTGTCGAAGCTGGTCCAAAATAGAATAGTATAGGGAAGAAGCCTGTGCAGCTCACCACGATGTCTTGAAATAGAGAACCAATTCCGAAGAGAATACCTGTAATAGCATAGCCACGATGTACCTTGTAAACTTGTCGGAAGTAGTTAGGGATGCTCATCGAAGTCTCAAATGATTTAAATTTTTTTTGCGCACCATATTTATATATATTCTTATCGTAATTTCTATTAGCCGACGGAATGTAATAGCTTTCGTTATTCAGCTTAAAGAGACCTTCTTTATTAATAATCTCTTCTCGCTCGCCTGGTATCACTATTTTATTGTTCCACACCCAAAAACCTTCAGGTTGCCAGCCCAGTACGTCGATTTTGCGTCCATTGCCCATACGGTCAAACAAAAAACGCAACAAGCGTTCGTGTTGTGCAGCCGTTCCTGAAAATGAAAAGTTACCATAAGAAGTTACAACATTTTTAAACGAAGGGAGGGTGTTTATTTTATCTGAAATCACATCAAAAATCTTCTCGGTGTTATGTACATTACATATACGTATAAGTTTCATCGGAAATTGCTCATCCTGCATATGTTGTACAATTTCAATAGAGAAGTTAGAGATAGCCATAAAATATTCCTTACCCTCCTTCCCTGCTGATGTATAGATACGGTTTCTGTGCTGAAAGAGTCCATATTCTATGATCTCTCTCTTATATAGGTAAGGGTCATCTACCTCATCTGGGAAATGATAGAAGTCGAGAGAACCATCGCCGTCGCCTACTGGTCTACTAAGGGAAGAGTTTTTTTCTCCCATATCAATAATTATATCTGGTGCTTTGATATATTGCTTTTCAAACTTCTCAGATTTTGAAGCTATTTTAATCTTAAACAACTCTTTGAGTTGCTCGGTATACGCCTCACGAGTTGTATTATCAGGAATACAGCCTACGAGTTTGCCAGCCAATTCGGTGAGGTTCTTTTTATCTTCGGGTAATAGCAGAGCCTTTTTTCTTTCTCCGTGTTTTTCAGTATAGCGATCGAGTGCTGCGCGGTAGGCTTCGCCAATAAGGTGCAATATAGCATCGTTGCGCGAGTATTTGATAAGTTCTACCGCCTCGGGGCGTTGCCCTATACTGTCAGGGTCTTCTTTGGTTTCCGACGGGAATACCACTAATTCGGCAAACAAACCTGCCTGCAATATCATTTCTAAATCGCGATGAGCGGCATTTTGGCCTGCGCTATCACTGTCGCGGAAGATAATCACCTTACGGCATAGCTTCTTGAGCTGCTGTAGGTGCTGTGGGGTGAGTGCGGTACCAAGCGTAGCAACCGTATTGGTAAAACCTATTTGGTGCATTCGCATTACATCAGTATAGCCTTCCACGAGGTATACCTCACCTGTTTGGGCAATGGTATTACGCGCCAAATGAAAGCCGTACAGCAAGTTGGATTTATCGAATATAGCCGATTCGGGGCTGTTGATATACTTAGGTTGCTTCTTATCGTTAGTAAGTATTCTGCCTCCAAAGCCTACACAATACCCGTATTTGTCGGCAATAGGGAAGATAATACGCCCTTTGAAGAAGTCGTAATAGTTACCTTGGTTATTCTTGCGCAACAGACCTAATGCTTCGCCATCGCTAACGATAGCCTGCTCTTTGAACGCCTCGTACAATCCTGCCAAGGCATAACCAATACCGAAATTATCCACAATCTCATCGGTGAAATTACGACTAAGCATATACTTCTTTGCTTCGCTCTCAGGTGGCAAACCCACAAAATTCTGACGGTATATTTCGGCTGTTTTCTTGAGTATTTGTGTAAGGCTCTGCTTTTGGGAGCGCTTTTCCTTCTGCTCGTCGGTTTCTTTCTCGTATTCTATAGGAATGTTAAGTGTTTCGCAGGCGAGTTTAACCGCTTCGATGAAATCAACACCCTTATAGGCTTGGATAAAGTCGATGATGCTTGTACCTCCTTTGCCCGAACCGAAGTCTTTCCATATATTCTTTACGTTGGAAACCTTGAAGCTGGGGGTGCGTTCGTTTTTGAAAGGCGAGCACCC